AGTATTTTGCTGAAGGGGCAGATGAGGCTGCAGGTTCAGTTACCGGAAGAACAGCGGATATTGGTAGTGTAAAGGGTGGTACTGGTGCTGTTAAGGGAACGCCTAAGACTCCAAGTGCTAATACAAAAGTTATCAATACACCAGAAGTAAAAGCACCAAATGCTATCAAATCAAGTGATGTAATTAAAAGCTGGGATGATTACTTAGGACCAAACCAGACTAATATTAATCCAAGAACTGGTCAAGTAGATCCAAATAGAATTTTTTCTGCAGATGGAACAAGAAGTATCCGATTTGGCAGTCATGAAATGAATAGTATGGGGACACCTAAGGGGCACTATCATATAGAAACATGGACATATGATCCAGTTACTGATACTATGACCGTAACAAACATATTACAAAGGATTAAATAAACCGGTAGAAAGGTATGAAGAAAAATGAAAATTACTATTAGTGAGATTACTAAAAATGAGCAGGGTAACAATACCATTAAATTCACAACGGAATATGGAAATGCGTATGCTTTGTGGAATGGCTCTGAACCTCAAATAAATAAGGAGTACATTGTTGAATTAGAGATTCCTGGTGTTTTATGCTGGCGAAGAGATATTATTTCTGCTCAAGAAAAGTATTTAATAACAACAGAAAATAACAAGCTTAGTTTGGTTGGTATTTTTGAATCTATCGATGATGATGGATATGCAGTAATAAGACTTGGGGAGAGTATTATATCAATTGAAACAAAAGGAGCGCCCCTTGAATTGGGTAGTTTTGTAAAGTTATCTACTGATACTTTGTTACTGTATGAAGTAAATTATTAATAAATACCCAGAAAAGATGGTCACACAGTTTCGGCTGGCGTGGCCTTTTTCTTTTTATCCATGCTTGACAAAATGTAATACATTGTGATACGATAAAACCAACAAGAAATACAGGAGGTGTAATAATGTCTACAGAAAAGGATAGTATGCTACGGGTAAGGCTTACACAAAGGCAGTCGGATGAATTGGACGCCATCATTGATGAGCTTCAAGCACAGATGCCGGAAGCAAGCGTTACCACATCAAGCATAGCAAGATACGCTCTGGAGAAGTATGTGAGCGACCATATCGCGAAGCGTGATGGTACCAAGATTTTCATTGAAATTAGTACAGCAGATGCCACAGAAGAGGACATAAAGAATCTCTACGACCTTCTCTCGAAGCTTTTTGACGAAACAAAGGAGAATTACTCACAAATGGTTCATTACATGGTTGGAGAGATATTAGAGCCAGTGATGATGAAAATGGCAAGACTCATAAAGCTAAAGAAGCCGGAGGTGAAGGCAGGTGAGTAAGAAAAAGTACATTGTCCGCTGCCCTCACTGCAATCACAGAGTATTTGATGCCGATTACGCTGATGTTGAAATCAAATGCCCGGTATGCAAAAAGGTTTTTGAAGTAAAGCTGGAGAAAAAGGTGGGGTAAAAAGTGAATAAATCTGGCACAGAGCCACAAAGGGAGCGAATGACTCACCTATAGAGCCTGGCAGATAGTCTAAAAAACTATTTGTCAGGCTCTATTTATGTTCTCGGAGGAGGTGAGAATTTGAAAGTGACAATGATGGACGCAGCATTAAAATATGCAGAAGCCAATATCCCAGTTATGCCTTTGCACTGGATTTGTGAGGATGGCTCCTGCTCCTGCAAGACAGGGAGAAATTGCGACAGCAAGGGAAAGCATCCGCTATATACCGGCTGGTACAATAATTCCACTATTGATGTTGAGCAAATAAGGAAATGGTGGACGAAAACCCCCAATGCCAATATCGGAATTCCTACAGGTGAGAAATCCGACTGGCTGGTGCTTGATGTGGACGATGGTGGTGATGAAACCCTATCTGCACTTGAGGCAACACATGGGAAACTTCCGGATACGGTTACTGCTGTTACAGGAAGTGGAGGTCGGCACTATGTATTTATATACTCTAAAGGCCGGAGTATTCCTAATAAGACCAAGTTTGCACCGGGTCTTGATACCCGTTCAACAGGTGGACTGATTGTCGTGGCTCCAAGCATTCATGTAAGCGGTAATCGGTATGAATGGATAAAGGATTATTCTCCCTTTGACAGAACCCCGGCAGAAGCTCCGGAGTGGCTATTAATGCTTATGGAAGCGAAGGAATCTATGCTTACGCCCTTTGATAATCCGAATAGAGCGAGCAGCAGTATTTCTGCAACAATTGATGAAGGGAGCCGTAACAGTACCCTGACGAGCCTTGCCGGGAGTATGAGAGCAAGAGGAATGACAGAAGAGAGCATCTATGCGGCATTACTTGCAGAAAACAACGCAAGGTGCAATCCTCCGCTTGATGAAGCGGAAGTTAGAAAGATAGCGCACAGTGTTAGCCGATACCAGCCAAACCTTCTGGTGAAAAAGTATTACCACAGGACAGATAGCGGGAATGCAGAAAGGCTGCGTGACAGGTTCGGCTCAATCATAAGGTATTGTCCAGCTTTTAAGTACTGGCTGGTATATGACGGCTGTTGCTGGAGGAAAGAAACCGGAGAACTTACGCAGTTTGCTATTAGAACAGCAAGAGATATGCTCACAGAAGCAAGTCGGATAGAGGATGAGGCTGCAAGAAAAGAACTGGTGCGCCATGCTATGCAGTCTGAAAACGCAGGCAGACTGAAAGCCATGATCGATGTGGCTTCAAACCTTGAAGGCTTGATAATAATGCCTGATGAGCTAGATGCAGATATATGGAAGCTGAACTGCAAGAATGGTGTGGTAGACTTAAAGACAGGCGAACTCCTTCCACATAAGCGGGAGTATTATATGAGCAAAATCTGTCCTGTTGAATATAAACCAAGCAGCAAGGCTCCCAGATGGATGGATTTTCTGAATACCATTACGGGAGGAAGCAACGAGCTTGTAAGATACCTTCAAAAAGCTGTAGGCTCGTCATTAAGCGGAGATATTTCAGAGCAGGCCCTATTCGTCCTTTATGGAACAGGAGCAAACGGAAAAAGCACATTTCTAAACACCATCTCTGACCTGTTGGGAGACTATGCAAGAAATACTCCGTCCGAAACTTTTATGGCTAAAAGAATAGAAGCGATAGGAAATGATATCGCAAGGCTTCAGGGAGCAAGGCTCGTTACTGCCATAGAAATAAATGAGGGACAAAGGCTCTCTGAGGCATTGATTAAAAGCTTCACAGGCGGAGACAGAATCACAGCAAGGTTCCTTTATGGAGAATACTTTGATTTCCAGCCACAGTTCACCCCATTTCTCGTAGTAAACCACAGACCTGTCATAAGAGATACCAGCCACAGCATTTGGAGGCGCATTAAGCTGATTCCTTTCACCGTTACCATACCCGAGGATAAAAAGGATAAACAGTTACCGGCAAAGCTGAGAGAAGAGCTGCCTGGCATATTGTCATGGGCAGTAGAGGGCTGCCTTCTTTGGCAGAAGGAAGGACTAAATATGCCTGATGAAGTCAAAACAGCTACAGAAGGGTACCGGGAGGAAATGGATACTTTCTCATCGTTCATTGAGGAATGCTGCATTGTGGAGGAGGGCAGGAAAGTCTCCAATCGGAGCATCAGGTACGCTTACGAAACATGGTGCCGGGAGAACGGAGATTATCCTCTTGGTCAAAAGCTGTTCAATGCAAAAATGACGGAGCGCGGCTTTGCTGTCAAACGCAGCGGAGCCAATGGCAGCAGGGACTGGCATGGCATTGGTCTTGCGGATGAGGGGATACTTTTGTGATTACTGACGACTGACGGTTTCTGACGTCAATTCCGTAAATTTTTATATATATTTTTTCTTATGTGAAATTTATGAAAAAAGAGTCAGTAAGAGTCAGTACGTCAGTAAACTCTCAGTACCCTGATGCAGAGGGTAGGGGGAGGTCAAATCTCTACAGTAAAGCATAAAGACAACGGGCTGGCAGCACCGCGTAAAAAAATGCAGATTCAAACGGGGTATTAACCCCAGACCATATTAACAAAAAAATATTAAGAAAATGGAGGTTTAAGCATGAGATTTATAGCAGATTTGGTACATGAGAAAAAGCAATTGGTGAAAAAAGCAGAAGCCATTTTGCAGGAAGCTGAAAAAGCAGGTGGAAGTTTGACGAATGAACAGGAGCGACAGTTTAACCGCTACACAGACAAAATAAAGAGCATTAATGAAAGCATTGACGAGGAATTATTAAATATCAGAACCTCTGAGCCAATTCTAATTACACCACAAAAAGCTGTATCTCCTATTGAAGAATCAAAAACACCTGTAACAAAAGCCGTATCAAAATCATTCAGAGGGATGTTCTATGGAAACGAAACTGTGAGCTTAAGCAATAATGGATTTCATTCCATGGATGAGTTCCTAAGAACACTTCACTCGGGAAGAGCCGACAACAGGCTGATAAATGCCAGTATGGTGGAAGGGATACCTGAATTCGGCGGATATTCCGTACCGGAGGAATACGGAGCCTTCCTGATGGATAAATCCCTGGAGAATGAAATCATCCGTCCAAGAGCAACGGTATGGGCAATGGGAAGTGAAACAAAGAAAGTACCAGCCTTCGATGGAGCAGACAGAACCAACAACCTATTCGGCGGCATCTCTGGCGAATGGCTTGAAGAAGGACAGACAGGCACACGAAAAACAGCCAAGTTAAGGCTGATTCAACTGAAAGCCAAGAAGCTGGCTTGCTTCTCACAGGCATCCAATGAACTCATTGCAGATGGGATGTCTTTTGAAGAAATGCTTGCAGGGGCACTTATTAAAGGCTTGGGCTGGTACATGGACTATGCCTTTATCAATGGAACCGGTGAAGGCCAGCCTCTTGGTATTATAAATGACCCGGCGCTTATTACTGTAGATAAAGAGGACTCTCAATCAGCAGCTACGATTACCTATCAGAATGTTGTAAATATGTTCTCAAGGCTTGCTCCGTCATGTTTTACCAATGCGGTATGGCTTGCCAATCCATCGGTAATACCACAATTACTTACCATGACTATCACCATTGGTACCGGTGGCGCTCAGATACCGGTATTCAGGGAAGAGAGCGGGAAATTCACACTTCTTGGTAAAGAGGTTCTATTCACTGAGAAATGCCCCGCATTGGGTGCTAAGGGAGATTTAATCCTCGCAGACCTTAGCCAGTATACCATAGGCATGAGGAAAGAGATTGCTCTAGATCGCTCCAATGTTCCCGGCTGGATGGAGGATATGACCGACTACAGGGTGATAGTGCGTGTAGATGGTCAGGGAACCTGGGATAAACCTATAACACCGAAAAACGGAGCAACGCTCTCATGGGCAGTAGCTTTGGAAGCGAGATAGTCTGCTGAAATTTTATCCAAAGTCATCACTGAACCCAGTTTTGGGGTAAATGAGTGAATACTTATTTCATTGCCACAGAACCCAATTTGAGCATAAGCAATACTTAGGGTGAAATGAGCAAATTGGAAGTGCTGCTCCTGCTGAGAAAGGCTTTTGACAGGGGTAGTGACCTTACCCACTGGTATGCTTTAATCTCTTGAAACTCTTAAGAATACTGGATTCATGAGTAGAATTGACTTGCTATATCAGCGATTCAGAGTGATGAATGTTACTGCGGAATAAAGGCTTTAACCGTAGGAAGGGGTGAAAGTGTGAGAGCAAAGATTACCACAACCATAGAGGAAGCCTTATTGAACAAAGCCAAGGCACTTGCCAAGCAAGAGGGTTTGTCCGGTGCCAATGCCATTATTGAAAGGGCGCTGGAGTTGTATTTTACCAGTATTCAATGTGAAGTATGGGAAAAATCGTTGCCCAGCGGCTGGATAAAGAAGCTGGTTCTCAAAGGGGATTTAATTCTGTACGAAAACATCAAGTGCAGAAAAACCTTGGAGAACTACAGGCCGGAAGATTACACACAGGAAAGCCTAAAAGCAAAAGGCTGGAAAAAGGTTTAGTAGCCAGTAAAAAGGCCTCTGTATTGCTCCCTGAAACGTAAAAGCGTAGGTTGCAGCCGTAAGCTTTGTTTGAAACAAAAGGGGCAAGTAAAGAGGATTTTGTAAAGGTTGCAGCAGTTATCAATACAGAAATTTATTGGTCAGAAGCATTAAGAAATTAGTGTCCAAGAGAAGCAGTAAAAGAACATTAAGAAATTTGAACTAAGGCTCGTGATGCCTGAAATCACGTAATTTGTCACATCAGGAATAGATAGGTTGGCGTTCCCTTGCGAGGATTAAGGTCAAGGGACACTTCTTTACAAGAAATGTCCCTAATCGAATCTAACGCTCTTAAATTGAGGTTGCCGGTATGAGTGGTGGAGACATTGGAAAAGGAGAGGATAGATATTTATCATAAACGAAACACCTGCTTTGTTGGAATTGATATGCACAAGGACGCACATTGTGCAGTTGTAATTGATTGTTGGATGAATAAACTGGGTGAGGTTAACTTTGAAAACAGGCCATCCAGATTCCCTGCATTCGTTGAGGATGTAAGGAAGATTTGCGGGATAAAGGAAATTGTATTCGGACTTGAAGATACCAGAGGCTTTGGCAGAAACCTTGCTGCCTATCTGGTGGGCAGGAAGTTTGAAGTCAAGCACGTTAACCCTGCCTATACAAGCGCTGTAAGGCTTGCAAACCCCATTATTTACAAGGATGACTCCTATGATGCCTATTGTGTGGCAAGGGTGCTCAGGGATATGGTAGATACTTTGCAGGATGCCAAGCATGAGGATATATTCTGGACAATACGGCAAATGGTGAAAAGACGGGATTTGCTTGTAAAGAGCAATGTGATGAACAAGAACCAGCTCCACAGCCAGCTTGCTTATAGCTACCCATCCTACAGGAAATTCTTTGCCATGATTGATTCCAAGAGTGCCTTATGCTTCTGGGAGAACTACCCGTCACCGGAGTATATATGGAAAACAACACCGGAAGAAATATATCAGACGATAAAGCCTGTGCATCAGGCGCTTAAAATACAGCGTATTCATGAGATTATATCCATGATTGAAAGGGATGGAGACACAAGAAAGGACTATCAGCCCGAAAGAGATTTTATAGTCAGAAACATCGTAAAGGATATCAGGCACAACAAGGCATTGATTGCCGAAATTGACGATGAACTAAGAAAGCTGATACCTTTGACAGGCTATAAGCTACATACAATGCCGGGAATTGACCTTGTTACAGAAGCACAGATAATATCTGAAATAGGAGATATTAACCGCTTCCCAGACTCAGACAAGCTGGCTCGGTTTATGGGCTTGGCACCGGTGCAATTCAGCTCTGCCGGAAAGGGTAAAGACCAAAGATGCAGGAATGGCAACAGGGCACTAAATGCGATATTTCACTTTCTTGCAATCCAGATGGTAGCAGTATCGGCCTCAGGAAAGCCAAGACACCCGGTATTCAGGGAGTATTTTGAGCAGAAGGTCAAAGAGGGCAAGAACAAGCCACAGGCGCTTGTGTGCGTGGCAAGGCGGCTTGTGAGGATAATCTACGGCATGATGAAAACCAGGACGGAATACAGGCCATATGAAAAGGTTGACGACAAGAACTGATTTTATATTCTGGAAGCAAAGCGATGGAAGATAATTCTTTTTTTCGTTGAGATATGGTAACAGGAATTATATAATAGATATAGTCCTTGTAGTGAGGGAGCGAGAAGTACTCTAACTTCTAAAGATATACGTTTTACTCAAGACAGTATCTCAGCAACCTTCAAGGATGGTTCTAGCGTTGATGATTTAATTAATGGGTTAAAATCAGGAAAAATATCTCCTGATGATGTGCCAGCAATCCGTATACTTGAAAAAGACGGGGTGATTTATTCTTTGGATAATAGACGACTATATGCCTTTAAAGAAGCGGGAATTGATAATATTAATTATGTATGGGCAACCCTTGAGGAAATTGCCAATGAAGATTGGAAAATGACAACAAACAATGGTGGAATCACAATAAGAGTAAGAGGAAGGTAGGAGGTTATATGAATATTTTAATCTATAAAAAAGAATATGAATTCCATACAACACCAATGGAGAACATAGTATTAAATCCTTATTCAATTGAAATCGATATTGATAATATTGAAGAAGAACGCTACAGGATACTCATAAAACCATATATAGCGTTTAAGGTTGTAACTATTGATTGCGTATCAAGTAGAGATTATTTTCATGAATACTGTTATCGAGATGGAAGATTTCATAGGCATATTTTGGAAATTGAAAATTCACCTTGGATTGAACAATTAGGGAAAAATATAGCATATAATAATAGCCATATTCTTCGAGACGTAAAACACTTTGTATTACCATTGCAAGATAATGTTATAGAGGTTATAGCAAAAGAACTAGTAATCACAAAACTATAATAATGGGCTACTCAACTGAAAGCGCAGTAGCAAGCCAATACCCGGCAAGCCAATATAACGGGAAGTCGGGTTTTCTTTTTATCTGTACTTGACAAATTGTAATACAATGTGATACAATAAGACCATAAAGAAATACAGGAGGTGTAATTGTGTCCGCAGAAAAAGATAGTATGTTAAGAGTAAGGCTTACACAAAGGCAGTCGGATGAATTGGATGCCATCATTGATGAACTTCAAGCACAAATGCCGGAGGCAAGTGTTACCACATCAAGCATAGCAAGATATGCTCTGGAGAAGTATGTGAGCGACCATATCGCCAAGCGTGATGGAACCAAGATTTTTATTGAAGTCTCTACAGCAGATGCCACAGATGAGGACATAAAGAATCTCTACGACCTTCTTTCCAAGTTGTTTGACGAAACAAAGGAGAATTACTCACCAACGGTTCATTACATGGTTGGAGAGATATTAGAGCCTGTGATGATGATGATGGCAAGCCTCATGAAACCAAAGAAGCCGGGGGTGAAGGCAGATAAGTAAGAAAAGGTACATTGTCCGCTGCCCTAATTGCGATCACAGAGTATTTGATGCCGATTATGCTGATGTTGAAATCAAATGCCCGGTATGCAGGAAGGTTTTTGAAGTAAAGCTGGAGAAAAAGGCGGGGTAAAAAGTGAATAAATCTGGCACAGAGCCAAAAAGGGAGCGAATGACTCACCTATAGAGCCTGGCAGATAGTCTAAAAAACTATTTGTCAGGCTCTATTTATTGTATCCAATACAATAAAACCACCTGCTATGCAGGTGATTCCCAGTAGGCTTTAGCTTTAAGTTAAAACCTCCTATGTTAGCATGAAAGTGGGTTTGCCAACCACAAAAAATAACATAGGAGGTTATCCGAAATGGATATGAATAATTATTGACGAAAAGGATATTAAAGAAGTAGACTTAGGACAGGCAGCAAAGACAGCAGCAGTAGCCGCTATCAGCGGAGCCGTAGGTTACACCATAGGAGAAGGAATAAGAAAAGTAGGAAGCAACCTTAAATCCAAAGCCGGAAAGCATCTGGACGATGCTGCAAAGATGATAGATGATGTAATTGATAAGGCTGATGAATCTTTAGAAAACGTAGCAAAGAAAGCGGACTTGGATTCAGCTCTTAAATAGAAATAATAGACCTGACTTAACAGCTCCTGCTAATACGACGAGCGGTAACAGTGCCGGGCTAACCAAACCCTTAAATACCACAACGGATGGAAATAGATTAAAGATGAACTTGAAGTATTTTGCTGAAGGGGCAGATGAGGCTGCAGGTTCAGTTACCGGAAGAACAGCGGATATTGGTAGTGTAAAGGGTGGTACTGGTGCTGTTAAGGGAA